CTCGAAAATTGCTTAACTTTGCCTTACTTTTGTCTTGACTATGGGGTCCACTTTAATGAACGCCCTAAAGCTTGGTAGGAGTGGCAGACATATGACAAATACCGTTCCTGACATTGATCTCGATAAAAGCTTTATAGGATGCTTAGCTCTCCATGGTAAAACTTTTGCTATGGTTGATAAGGAATGTGATGAGTCATCATTAACAAATCCCCAAGCCAGATTCATTTACAATGAAATGCAAAAATTATACGGAGAAGATATAGAAATCACACAATCAACACTTGCTTCTGTTTTATCCCAAAACCACCCTGCGCTGATGTATCTACTCAGCTCTGCAACTTATGCCGCCAATGATCTCCATGATTTTCCACTAACACTTTCTCTTGTTAAGGAGCGTGAAAGAAAACAACAGGAATATGCTTCTAGGAACAAGACACAGCAAGACTTAGCCAAACTGAGTAAAGCGGTTGGGAAAGGCGAAATTGACAAAAATGCAGTTAAAAAAGCACTGACCGATATTAAAAAAGATATTGGAAGTATCGGTACCGGGAGTAATAGAAATGGGAAAGGATTGCAATATTACCTCAATCAAACCCGGACATTCGAGGATCTTATACAAACATCATTCCCCCCTGTTTGGTGGGTAGTAAAAAACCTTTTTCCACCTGGACTTACCATTCTTGCAGGACGCCCAAAAGTCGGGAAATCGTTTTTTTGTTTGGACTGCCTGGACTCAGTTGGAACCGGAAAAAATGTTCTGGGGTGTATGGAAACCGTTCAAGGCACGGCCTTATACATTTCCATGGAAGACTTTGAGAGACGTCTCAACAAACGATTAAATGACATGAATAGGGGAAATACTAAAAATGTTCTTGTCATACATGAATTTCCTTTGATTGACAACGGATGCAAAGACACAATCAGAGGATTTAAGAAAAAATTCAAGGATCTAAAGTTGATTGTGATCGATACTATGACCCATATCATTCCCCAAAAGAAAAAGCGTATTTCAGACTACGAACACTACTATCCATTGCTTACTAGCCTGCAAAAACTTTCCCATGAGTTGGAACTTGCCATTGTCCTCATCCACCATACAACCAAAGGCGAAAAAGGGGACAATGTCTTTGACGGAATCTTGGGAAGCGTTGCATTACAAGGAGCCGTTGACACCATGATTGTACTTGAAAGGCTACCAGGGAAAAACATTGGGACTATTTCAAGTACAAGCCGTGACTATGGTGATCATATTTTTTCTGTTGAATTTGACGACATAGACCTTACTTGGCGAAAAACACATAACGCCCCTATAAAAAGTAACAACGACAATGATATAAAAATAGCCGAGGCCATTGCAGCAAGTAAGGAGGGTGCACTAACAAGGAGTGATATTCAAAAAATAACAGGCATCCCCAAGGCAACTGTAAACAAGCGGGTAAATATCTGTAATGATTTTGAGAGTCTCGGTGGTGCCATTTTACTCAAGAAGTCATCACCATCTAATTCTTACTAAACTTAGAAAAGTGTATCCTCTACAGGAATTAAAAGAATATAGACTTGTTTTTACAATTAGTTACACCTGACTACACTACTATAGTCTGGGTGTAGTCAGGTGTAGTCATTATTTATAGTTAACTATAGGGGACTACACCCAGACTACAGTAGTGTAGTCAATGATACGTCCACTAATTCAAACAGATAGGCTAGTATGACTATATTTCCCCTACATAGAGGAAAGAACCATGAAAACCGGGGTAGCTGGCTAGCCCCCTAGACACTCTTAAAAACAAAGATTCATAAAAAATAGGCAACAAAAGGTGAAAACATTAAAAATGAGAAACAGAAACCGCCAAAAGCCCCCAAACACCGCCAAAAGGCCTATTCAGAGGCCATTGAGAACGTGCAACCGTCCGGGCTGTAATGAGGGCACCAGGGATAAATCAGGCTATTGTGAAAGCCACCAGGGATATAGACAAGAAAGAAAATTAGCTTCACAAAAAAGATACAATCTCTCACGTGGTAAAACAGCAGAACGTGGATATGACGGCAGATGGCGAAAACTTGCGAGCCTGAAATTATCATCAGATCCTTTATGTGAACATTGTCTAAAAAAGAAAAAAACAACACCAGCCGCCCTGGTTCATCACATACAACCAGTTAAAGAACGACCAGATCTTAGATTAACTATGGAGAACCTGCAATCAGTTTGCAATCCATGCCACCAGGCTTTACATGAAAAGGATTTACCGGCCTCTAATTTTCCTGAATTTATCGACCCACCAAGTATTCCGGTGATAATGGTTTGTGGCCCTCCTGGATCCGGGAAAACTACTTATGTTGAAAAGCATAGGAAGGCAAGCGATATCGTTATAGACCTCGACCAGATAAAACAAGATGTCTCTGGTGAAGAGTACCCTGACAAGTCTTGGCTTAACCTCGCTATAAGAAGGAGAAACAATGTCCTGGCGGCGCTTAGTGAAGAGTCGGGGGACAAACAAGCGTGGTATATTATTTGTGCCCCTAAACTAGCAGACCGCCGTAAGTGGCGTGACAGATTGAAAGTAAAAGAAGTTTTTGTTTTTGCAGTATCTGCAGATGAATGTATACGAAGAATCAGTAATACAAGGCCCGAGACAATATGCACAGAACTTAAACCAGTTATACAGCGATGGTGGTCAACCTACACGGCAGACTATTACACCGAGATAACCAAGCAATAGCTCGAGGGGGAGGGCTCTGTCTATCTCTACCCCCTCACAACTGGTGACCGTACCCCTGCAGTGAATTTTTTACATGCGCAAGTTAGCCATCTTATTTCTGAAGGAGGAAAAAAATGCCAGGACCAGCACCTACACCTACAAGATTAAAGATTTTAACAGGCAATAGAGGGAAACGCCCCCTAAATGAAAGAGAACCAATACCTGCAAACAAGATCCCAAGAAAACCGCCTATACTTCGAGGAAAAGCAGCTACTGAATGGTATAAAATATCAAATATTTTATTTAAATTAGGAATTCTTACAGATATTGACTCCACAGCCCTTGCTATCTACTGCCAGAATTGGGAGCGCTGGCTTAATGCGGAAAAAGCCCTCAAAATAGAAGGCCAGGTAATTAAAACTAAAACAGGTAGAAAGGTTGTTAACCCTCACATAAGTATTTCTAATCAGGCCTCCGAAAATATGCGGAAATTCTTGTCCGAGTTTGGAATGACTCCAGCTAGCAGGACTAGAGTGAAAGTGCCTATTAAAGTCCCCCCCACAGCCAACTTTAATGATATTTAATAGTGGAAATGGAAATGTATCTACATGGAACCGTAAGAAACTTTGAAAAGTTTTTCAAAAAAGAAGGGTTTACCAAAAGTAAGGCCCTTTACCTAGTATCAAAACTAAAAACCGAAGGTTTCCAGGCTCGCGACGAGCGGAAAACTTTGTTAATGGCCACCGGGCCGTATAAAAACAGCAAGTTTCAAAGAATGATGGTCTTTCTCACTGAACTTGCCCAAAAAAAAAGGGGAAACGACCCAGATCTTCGCGATGAAGCTGAGTCGAAAAAAAACCCACATTGGAGACAGCAATGAACAAAAGAATTGCAACTCCGTTTAATCTTAAATCTATAACCGACACCGGGCTTTTTTCTGGTTACGGGGCTGTTTTCGGTAATGTTGACTCTTATGGAGATGTTGTTCTACCAGGTGCATTTAAGGCCAGTTTGAGAAAACACCAAAATAAGGGAACACAACCCGCCATGTTACTACACCATAGTAGTAGCAGACCTTGCGGGGTCTATCATGCGGTAAAGGAAGACGATCATGGTTTATTTGTTGAGGGTCAGCTTTTAACATCTACCACTGATGGTGATGAAGCATACAAACTATTAAAGGCTGGTGCTTTAAATGGGCTTTCTATTGGCTATCAACTACTCGATCACGAGTACAATCCCAAAACCGGCATGGATTACCTAAAAGAAATCGATTTATGGGAGGTATCGTTGGTTGTTTTTCCTGCCAACGAAGAGGCCAGAGTGACAGAAGTAAAAACCGCAAGAGATTTTGAGCATTTTCTCTGTAAAAATGGCTTTTCCAGAAACCGGGCCAAGTCTATTTGTTGCCAAGGTTTCAAAGATTTCAATTCTCAGGGCACAATTTTCAGCCACGAGATTAAACGACTTTTACAATCAAACATTCAACTTTTTAAAGGACATTAATCATGAGTGAATTACAATCTTTAATTGAAAAGCAGAGCAAGGCTTTTTATCAGTTCAAATCCGCCAACGACGCTCGATTATCAGCCTTAGAGAATGACGGTCATGTCGACCCCGTTCTAGAAGGGAAGGTAGAAAAGGCAAATGAAGATATCGCCTTTCTCCAAAAACAACTTATTGAGTTGGAAGCCAAAGGCAACCGCCCGAGTCTTATGGTTTCTAGCGACCTAGATGGCCCAAGTGTAAAATCGATGGTAAACTTTATGCGTACAGGGGATGCGGCAGAGATGAAATCCATGTCTATTGGCACCGATGCTGATGGGGGCTATGCCGTTCCGACTCAGCTTGATAACAACCTTAGAAACTATCTTCACGATGCCAGCGCAATGCGGCAGATATCCACAGTAAAAAATATTGGATCTGCTAAATACTCAAAAGCTGTGAATACTGGTGGCTTGGCTGCTGGGTGGGTTGGTGAAACTGATGCCAGACCGGGTACTACCACCCCAACCATTGCCGAGGTAACACCACCGGTTGGTGAGTTATATGCTAACCCTGCGGCTACTGCCTGGATGCTGGAAGATGTAAATTTTGATCTAGCCAATTGGTTGATGGAGGAAGTTAAGGGAAAGTTTGCGAGCATGGAAGGAGCGGCTTTCATTTCCGGTGATGGCACCAACAAACCTCGAGGGATTTTAAATTACCCATCAGCCACTACGGGTGATGAGGTTCGAGCATTTGGAACCCTGAAACATATTTTAACAACTGGTGCTACGTCATTAACTGCAGATGAAATAATAAACATTTCTTATGATCTCAGGAGCGCTTACCGTCGTGGTTCAGTATGGGTTATGAACTCAAAAACCGCTGCTTACATCAGGAAATTAAAAGATAGCAATGGGAGTTATCTTTGGCAGGCAAATTTTCAAAATGGGCAGCCAGCGGAATTGGCTGGTTACAAATGCTTTATTGATGAGTCTATGCCTGATATTGCCACCGGTAATGTTGCTGTGATGTTCGGTAACTTTACTCTTGGGTATGAAATTTTGGATAGGAGTACTATGTTACTCCGAGATCCATACACCAACAAGCCTTATTGCCTCTTTTACACTACTAAAAGAGTGAGTGGTATGGTTGTTGATAGTAACGCCATCAGGCTCCTGCAACAGCTGTAAGAGATAAGTAGAAACGGAATAGGCCATCATGCCCCCAGGGGCGTCTGATGGCCTATTCTTAAAGTTGCTCAATGTAAACTACAATCCAATAAGCAATACCAAGTGGGGCCCCTCCGCCATTCCCTTTGACATTATATTGATAACGCAGTACTATTTTATAAGTTGTTGCAAAATCAGCAACCGAGTTTGACGGCTCGAACAAGACGGCGGCCACACCGCCACTTCCTACATTGGCGGTTTTTTTGTGTCCACAATTCATAGTTTGCTCTTTTTTGGGCTGACTGTGTAGGGAGCTTCTGCTCGCCGGCTGTCCGTTTTCCGGTCCGTCAACCTGCATAGTCAGCCCATTTTTTTATGGGCCTAATTCCCCTCAAATAAGGAGCTCACAAAATGACAAAGTCAAACCAGACATTAGCCAAAACCTCCACCAAGATCAAACAACCAACTATAATCAAAATTGGGCCTAATGATTCTGTTGCTGTCTACACACAGTATGGTGACCATGGAAGACGTACGGGCCGAGAAATTTTAATAACCCCGTGTCATAAGCAAACGGGATTACCTTTAATCAAAAATAATCAAAATTTTTCCATTTCTGATTTACTAAGCAGCAGGGCTATCATTCTCAATGATGCACCACATTGTTATTCCGAAATTATGCATTTGATGAGTAGAGAAACTGAAATGAGTAAAGCAATTCGAGATATTTATAGGGCATTTGGTATAAATAGCAAGAACGGTGGTTTACGACTCATTATTAAACTTATTGAAAAAGAAGTTATATGCCTTGAAGAACAAGCCTATAACGCCACCAATAAGGAATCCACAACCCGACTTCCCAGAAGAAATACTTAATGTACATGGTTCGTTGGCCGAATTTCCACGAGTCTTTTCAAGACCGCTAAAACACTAGTACAAGAAGCGGGTATTCTTTCGGGTATTCCAATCACAGCCAAAAACAACCATCGCCATAACAAACCAATATATAAAGATATTTTTCAATGAATTCCTGTCCCGCTTCGGCACCATTTAACAAAAAAGCTTTCATGGATTACCATCCTTGAAAGCTTTTTTTGTTGTTTTATCCGCCCTCCCCCTTCCGACCAGTATTACCAGCTGTTTTCATTCGACATTTACTATAATTCATTATACAATAGATCTGTTCCCATCTAAACCAGTTCTAATAGCATTTCACGATCAATCAGTACCCATAGTGCCTGTCCATGCGCATAACCATTCGTACCCGTATCCTCCTCGTTTTTTTGGGGGTAGCCCTGATTCAGGGACTGCTCACGGGTGCTTTTTTTCTTTTTCAACATACCAAAGCCAATGACGCACTGGTTCGTCAGCAACTCCAAGCCACAAGTCACAAGGTACAGTCAAAAATTGCCAATTTCCTCGAGGTTTCTCTCCATGATCTGCAGTCAGCAAGCCAGCAGGTTGAGCGCATGGCCCTGAAAGACTATCAACGCTACAACCTTCTCAAAACACTACAGAGTAACCATCCCAGGTTTTCGGCACTAGCTTTTTTTGATATTAACGGACAGGTCAAGAACTATACATCCAGCAATAACAGCAGTACAGTTCCCCTTGAGTTTACCAGGGAATCTTCCGTTTTCCATGTCCCTTACTATTCGGGCACTGCACATATTGTAACGATTCAACTTGACAACGGATCAAGTGCCCTAGCCCTGAGCCAACCAGTCTATTTTCTGGACAACAGTTACATTGTTGGTGTAATTGCCGCCCTCATTCCCTATGATATTCTCCAAAAACTCACGGACGACACCAGCATTCCTACACCGCTTAATGCCCTCATCCTTGATAGCAAAGGAAAGATCATTGCGCAGACGACACCAAAGATTACTGTCCAGGAAGGATTTTCAGCAAAACAGAACTGGGATGGTAATATCACTCTCCATTCCATTCCCTACACTACTGCCTCTGCCCCTCTTCAGTTCCTAGACCAGCACTTCACCATAGTTGCCTTAATTCATTCGAGAAGGCCTTGGCCTCCAGGTGGTGAGTTTTTTCTTCCAATAAGCCTGGTACTTGGCCTGCTTTTAATTCTTGCACTTCTTGTGGGTTGGACCACCCATAAAAAAATCATCCTCCCCATTCAGACCCTTGCCAACAACGCCATGGCAATGCTCCAAGGTGAGTCCATTGATGGCTCCATTGCTGCCGATGCTGAGTTGCACGAACTTGGCAAGGCAATGACTACCATGAACAGTCAGCTCAGGGAGAGCAACGCTGCACTGGCCAAAGAGATACAGCAAAGGCGCGAAGACGAAAAAGAAGCCATCCAGTCAAAAATTGATGCTGAAAAGGCCAACCAGGCAAAATCAATATTTCTTGCCAATATGAGCCATGAGATCCGAACGCCCCTTAACGGAATGATTGGGATGCTTGAACTCCTTGAAAAGGATTACCTGAATAAGGCGCAGCAGGAACTTCTCTCCATGACCATCTTGTCAGGGCAGCATCTTCAAACCGTGGTGAATTCTATACTTGACCTGTCGCAGATCGAATCCGGAAAATTTGAACTCCACAACTCCGCTTTCTCCATTTCCGCACTGAGCACAGAAGTAGTTGATTTTATGCAGTTACAAACTAAACCCAAGGACATCTCCATATCTTGCGTCCATGATTCTGATATCCCAGATACCCTCAATGGAGACGCTGGCCGTATACGACAGATACTCATCAACCTTATCAATAACAGTATCAAGTTTAGTGACAAAGGTTGCATTCAGCTCACTATCAGCAGAGACAGCACACCAGCCCCAGGAGAACTGTTACTGCTATTTACGTTAAATGATGAAGGAAATGGGATTTCAAAAGACGCCAGAAAGACTATTTTCGAAGCCTACGACAGGAGAGATACTCAAAAGTATGAGATTACAGAAGGGACAGGACTTGGCCTTGCCATCAGTTCGGAATTTATTCAACATATGCAGGGCAAACTATGGCTTGAGAAAAGTGATGCCAGTGGCTCCACTTTCTGTTTTACCATTCGCTGCCAGGTAGTTGTGAAAAAGGTACCGGCAGCAGACACAGTCCTTGGTACTCAACTGGAGAACAGCCTTGGGGGAACCCGCATCTTTCTGGCCGAAGACGAATTCATCAACCAGCGTATCATTTCGGCGTATCTTGAGGAACAGGGCTGTAATGTCACAGTTTGTGCCGATGGTCAGGAACTTCTGGATACCATGCAAAAAGAAGAGGCGGATATCATCCTTATGGATATTCGCATGCCTGTGTTAAACGGCATAGAAGCAACAAAGATAATCAGGGAGATGGAGCGTGACCAGGGACGACCCGCCATTCCCATTGTGGCTCTCACAGCACAAGCCACAACGGATTTTGAAGAGAAATGCAGGCGGGCTGGAATGAACGATTATCTCACCAAACCAATTCCCTTTCAGAAACTGCTCGGCATAATCAATGACCTCACGAAAAAATAGCCGTTCATTCCAGAACCCACCTTACTTCATAAAGATTGCCACAAAAACTCAGCTGGCTGTGATTTTGTCCAGTGCCTCTTCGTAACGATCCTTGGTTTTAACAATTATATCTTGGGGAACTGCAGGAGCTGGAGGATTTTTGTCCCAGTCAAGACCGGAGAGGTAATCGCGCAGGAACTGTTTATCAAAGCTTGCCTGTCCCTTTCCGGGGGCATACTGATCCAGTGCCCAAAAACGTGATGAATCGGGGGTCAGAACCTCATCGATAAGGATCAACTTCTTCTCAGGACCCAACAATCCAAGCTCAAACTTGGTATCTGCAATGATAATCCCCTTGGAACGTGCATAATCCGCAGCTCTGCTGTAAAGCTCCATACTAATCTGAGCGATTTTTGCGGTCTGTTCCTTACCGAGCATATCTTCCATGGTACTCACTGAGATATTCTCATCATGGTCACCCATGTCCGCCTTGGTGGAAGGGGTGAAAATCACCTCGGGAAGTTTATCGGATTCCTGAAGAGTATCGGGAAATTCAAAGCCACAGACAGTGGTATTTTTTTGATAGGCCTTCCAGAAAGATCCTGAGATATATCCTCGAACGATACATTCCACACTGAGAGGCTGGGTTTTATGAACCAGCATGGAGCGCCCATCAAGTTCACTGGCATAGGGTTGACACAGATCAGGGTACTCACTGACATCAGCAGTAATAAGATGGTTTTCAACCACGTCGCCCAGCAGTTCAAACCAGAATAGTGACAGGGCTGTAAGCACCTTTCCCTTTCCCGGGATGGCGTCGATCACCACATCAAATGCGGAGATACGGTCTGTGGCTACCATAAGCAACTTATCGTCATGTCCGGGGATGGCGTACATATCACGCACCTTTCCACGATGTACAAGCTCAAGATTTTCGTAATTCGTTTCCAATACTGATTCAGTCATAGACCTGCTCCCTATAAAAATGGGGAGAAAACCCATGGCCCTCTCCCCATTGTATCCATTGATACCAAAAATCACATATACTTATTGTAACCATTCAGCGTAATCGCTGGAAATGTAAAAAGCACGGAATGTAGCTGTTCAGGGTGCTTTATTAACGATTCCAGCGATTACGCTGAATGGTTACATATTTGCAAG